GTGGTGCGTTTCTCGCCGATTTCCTCAGCAATCGCGGTCACCTTCCAGCCCATCCAGTATAAGGCACGGGCCTTGCGTTCCGGGTCGAATGGCAAATCAGGGTGGGTAATGGCGCTCATACACGGACGATAAGGCCCCGGTCCCTATGCGCGTGAGGCGGGCCGCTTGTAGTGCCGCGCTCTACAAGTGGCGACGGTTGCCTCTTTCCCTCTGTTGCGCGCCGTATTGGGCTTTAGCGCGCGGTATTCGCGCAAATCGAACCCGCCCTTAAGGAGCCGCCACCCATGGCCAAATCGAAGTTCTTCCGCGTTGCCACCGAAGGTGCCACGGCCGATGGCCGTAAGATCGACCGCAAGGATATCGAGGATATCGTCGCCACCTATAACCGCAGCACCCTCGGCGCCCGGATCAACATGGAGCACATTCGCGGCTATTCCCCGGAGCCGCCTTTCAATTCCTATGGCGATATTCTCGCCGTGCGCGCGGAGGAGGTTGATCTCGCGGTCGGCGGCAAAACGGAAAAGCGCCTCGCCCTGTTCGCCCAGATCGAGCCAACCGATGGCCTGGTCGAAATCAACAAGAAAAAGCAGAAGCTTTACTCTTCCATCGAAATCCAGCCGAATTTCGCCAATACCGGCAAGTCCTATCTGGTCGGCATGGCGGTGACGGACAGCCCGGCCAGCCTCGGGACCGAAATTCTCGAATTCGCCTCAAAGGCCACTATCAACCCGTTCACCAGCCGCAAGGCGTCGCCGGATAACCTGATCGTCGCTGCCGAAGAGTTCAGCCTCGAACTCGAAACCGAGGCGGCACCATCCGCCGTTCAAACCGAGGCGGTCAGCGCCTTCACGGCGATGCGCGAATTCTTCACCGGCAAAAAGCCAGTCGAGGTCACCCCACCGGCTGTCGAAACCCCGCCCGCAGCGCCGGCCAGCGACCTGGCCGCCTTCGGCGCGCAGATGATGAAGGGCATGGAACTTCTGTCCACCTCCATCGAATCCGCCGCCAAGGCGCAGTCGGAAGCCACCGCAAAGGTCGCAGCCGATCTGGAAGCGTTCAAGGCGAAGCTCGACAACACGCCGCAGACCAACTTCACCCAGCGCCCGCTTTCCACCGGCGGCGCCAGCGCTATTCGCGCTGAGTGCTGATCGCAACCTATCCCGCCATCCCCGGCCGCACAGTCTGACCTCCCGGAGCCAAAATGAGAAATTCCACCCGTATCCTGCTTAATGCCTTCGTCTCCCAGATTGCGCTTTTGAGCAATGTGGCTGACGCCACGGAAAAATTCACCGTTGATCCCTCAGTCCAGCAAAAGCTGATCGATAAGCAGCAGGAATCGTCCGACTTCCTGACCCGCATCAACTTTGTTTCCGTCGATGAAATGAAGGGCGAAGTGCTGGGCCTGTCCGTGTCCGGCACCCTGGCCAGCCGCACCGATACCAGCGGCGCCGGTCGCCGGACCACCAAAGACCCCTCCGGTCTGGATAATCGTCAGTACGAGTGCAAACAGACCAATTTCGATACCCACCTCAGCTATGCCAAGCTCGATATGTGGGCCAAATTCACCGACTTCCAGACGCGCATTCAAAACCAGATTGTGCGTATGCAGGCACTCGATCGTATCCGCATCGGCTGGAATGGCACCTCAGCCGCCACCACCACAAATCCCGGCGTCAATACCAACCTTCAGGACGTCAATATCGGCTGGCTGCAAAAGCTGCGCACCGAGGCCCCGACGCAAGTCATGGATGAAGGCGCCGTCGCCGGCAAGGTCACCTATGGCCATGCCGAAGCCGACTACATCACTATCGATGCCGCCGTCTGGGACGCCCGCGAGACCCTTCTTCCGACCTGGGCGAAGGATTCGACCGATCTGGTGGCTATTGTCGGCCGTGATCTGCTGCATGACAAATATTTCCCGCTGATCAACCGTGAGGACGATCCAACCGAGCAACTGGCCCGCGACACAATCATGGCCACCAAACGCTTGGGCGGCCTGCCGGCTTATCAGGTGCCGCACTTTCCGAATGGCAAGGTGCTGATCACTACATTCGACAACCTGTCGATCTATCAGCAGGATGGCAAGAACCGACGCCACATCAAGGATGTGCCCGAAGCCGATCGCGTCGAAGACTACCAATCGTCGAATGACGCCTATGTCATCGAAGACCTCGATTTCATCTGCATGATCGAAAACATCGAAGTCTACGTTCCGGCCTAAGCCTGGCCCGGCACTAAGTCAAAATGGGCGGACTGAACGCATCAGGCCCGCCCATTTCGTAAGTCTCCTATGAAAAGGCGCAACATGCGAAAACTCTCTCCCGCCACCCTCCATCTCATGCGCAAACAGGCGGCCGCCCTCATTGCCAGCGCACCTAGTAATAGCATTGCCGCCGAACGCCCGGAAGCTGGCCCCGAAGCCTCGGCCTATGCCCTGCTGCGCGCCCAGATGGGCGAGGACATGCGCCGCCTCCATGATATCCAGTCCACGGACCTGAAGATCGTGGCCAAGCGCGAAATGCTCCCGACCTACGCCGATCACATCGATACGGTTTTGCTGACCTCCGAAGAAACCGGCAAGGCGGTTCAGGACGAGGTCTTCGTCCAACTGATGATCTGGCATTTCGATTGCGGCGAATTTGCCCGCGCGCTCGATATGGCCGCGCATGTCCTGAAATTTGGCCTGAAGCTTCCCGTACGCTTCCGCCGCACGGCCGCCGTTGCCGTGGTCGATATGGTCGCCGATGCCGCCCTGTCAGCTATTGAGCAAGGCCAGACCTTCGACCTCGACATTCTGCGCCGCACGGCATCGGTTGTTCATGGCCATGATATTGTCAACGAAGCCATGGCCAAGCTCCACAAAGCCACCGGCATCCTCTTCATCGAGCTTGCGGAAAAGGCGGTCGAAAACACCGATGGCCCGGCCGGTGCGGTGCGCGCCGCCCAGGAACAGGCGCTCAACCACCTGCGCGAAGTGCTGCGCCTGGGCGGCACCGGCGTAACCACCCGCATCAGGTCACTCGAATCCGAGCTGAAAAAGTCCGCCCCGACACCTGCGCAATAAGACCGCCCCCCGGCGCCGGGGGCGCTGAAGGTAAAGACGGGCCGCAAGGCCCAAGTCTCAACCCTGATGCTCACCCCCGAACTTTTCACTGAGGCTCCATGTCCGGCTTTATCGCGTCCCCGCCTTCTCCCGCCTCGCCCGCCGGTGACAAAATCACCGGCGGGGCTTTTTGGCCGGAAATCGATGTGAACGACTTCCGTGACACCATGCGCGTCGGCGGCGGCACGGTTACTGAAAGCCGGATCAAACCCGCCCTCCGCGATGCCATGGTGGCGGTCGGTAAAGACCTGAAGGCATGGCGCCTGACCAATATTGCCGCTGGCCACGTCACGCTTGCCGCCGTTCCTTGCGATGATGACGAAATCGACGGCGAGTCGGCCTATGTCGCGCAATGGCGTCGGGCGGTATATGCAGCCGCCACCGCCGATCTGGTCGAAACCCACCGCGACCTGACCGCCACGGCCGAAGGCGCGCGCCGCGCTGAAGAATTCATGCCGACCGCCGCCGATCATCGCCGTAACGCCATCCGCGCCATCCGCTCCATCCTCGGCCGCCCAGGTATTAGTGTGGACCTGCTCTGATGGCCTCGAAAACCCTGACCGCCACCGCCCTGCAAGATGAACCGCTTGACGCACTGTGCTACCGCGTTCTCGGCACCACGGTGGGCGTGGTCGAACAGGCCCTCGACCTGAACCGCGGACTCGCTGACCTGGGTGAATACCTGCCGGAGGGCACGGTGGTCATCCTGCCGGCCAAGGTCGCCACGGAAACCCCGCAAAATAAGATCGTTCAGCTATGGGAGTAGAGTGCTCAACCAGCGAAGCGGTAGCACAAGGACAAACGCATGGATAAGCCCGCTACACTGCGTAAACTCATCACCGACAACGTGCCTGAGTTGGTGCGCAACCCCGACAAGCTGAAAATCTATGTCCGGTCGGGCAGCGTTGCCACGCGGTTTGGCGGGATCAATCTCGGCTTTCAATATGGCTTTGATCTGCATATCGAGGTGCGGGATTATACCGGCCATCCGGATACCATATTTTTGCCGATCGCTCTTTGGCTACGCGTCAATCAGCCCGACATTCTGCTGAACCTCGAAAAGGCTGATCAGGCCATAACCTTCGAGGCCGATTACCTAGATAACGAAACCGTCGATATCGATGTCACCCTGAAGCTCACCGAGTCGGTCGATGTTCTGCCCTATACCTCGGACGATGGCGACGGCTACAAGATGACGCACCGCACTGAAGCCCCGATCATCGGCACCGAGGTGCTGGTCAACCCCACGCCGCTCCTGAAGCGCATCTATGATCAGGACGGCCAGTTTATCGCCGGCTATCCGGTGATCTACTTCCTGACCGGCAGCGATGGCGCGCCGCTGATCGGAAGCGACGGCAAACCGCTGACAGATACCGACGATTATGTCTAATGACTTCAAGGCGCTCGAAGACCTAGAAGCTATTTGCAGCGGCCTGTTGCGCGACCTGTCGCCGCCTGGTCGCCGCAAGATCATGCGTGCGGTGGCGCGCGATGTGAAGCGCTCGCAAGCCGCCCGCATCAAGGCGCAAAAGAACCCAGATGGCCACGCCTTTGCCAGGCGAAAGCCTCGGCCGGCCCCGTCGATGGGGCAATACACGGTCCACTTCCTTTACCCTACCCACGGCACCGGAGAGCCGCGCGCCGTCATGATGAAGTCGTGGAAACGTGACGGCCCCATGCTGACCGGCTATGACATCGAGGCCGGCGACATCAGATCTTTTTTCTGGGACAAAATCATCAAGTGGCTGGGGGTATCGCCGGCGGATCAGAACAAGGGCGGCGGCAAAATCCGCAACCGGCCGACGCTGAAAGACAAGGCGATGTTCCGCAAGCTGCGCCTGCCGCGCAACCTGAAATCCGGCGCCAATGACCGCGAGGCGTGGATCGGCTTCATCGGCGACGTAGTGC